AAATCTAACTAAACTAGGCTTTACTTAGTAACGGGTAGAGTCTAGTTTTACTTTAAAAGAAAATATGCGCGTAATTAGTTATAGTTTATTCGGATACGGTAAAGACAAAGCAGAGAATTGTTTTGAGTTCAACTGTTATCTTAGAGGGTTAATGGTTAATATACGTTTACAGCGTTTATTATTCCCTGACTGGAGGATAAGGGTACACTTAGATAAACAAACCTATGAGGGCTTTAAGAGGTTTTGGGAGTTGTTGAGTGAGGATGTACATACTAATGCAATTGATATAGTTATCTGTGAGGATGCTCCTTTGACTAAGGCTATGCTTTGGAGACTTAAACCTATGTTTGATGAGAATGTAGAAGTATTTATCTGTAGAGATATAGAAGCACCATTAATGTATAAGGATGTACAAGCAGTAACACAATGGATAGACAGCACAAAAGTAGCACATGCAATAACATCTAGTAATAGTCATAATATCCCAATGATGGGAGGAATGATAGGATTTAAGAGAGGAGCAAGAGATAGAACAGGAGCAAATACATGGGAGCAAATGGTTAATGCTAGATTAAGATGGGATGTAAAAGGAACAGACCAGGACTTCTTAACTAACTATATTTATGAATTATTTGCTTTAAGACCAGATGACAGTATAATGCAACACTATTTTTATGGTATGTCTGATACTTTCTTAGATGGTTATAAGACTTGTAGTTGTCCACAGTTAGGAACGCATGCAGATGATTGTCACTTGAATGTACACGTAGAGATACCATTTGAATTAAAAGAGACAGACCACCTATGTGGACATATAGGAGCTGCTGGTCATTACGGTACTTCAATGGAGAAGTTTCTATTAGATTACATAGATATGAATGAGGACTTACAAATGGTAGAGAGTCCTTACAATCCTAATAGTGATTATTATAACACAGAATTAAAAAAACCAATATTTAACTGGAATATATAATGAAAGTAGATAGAGTAATATTAAGTAGTAACTTCAACCCATTATACTATAACTTTTGGAATCCATTAAGTAAAGTATACAAAGAGAAGTTTGGTATTAATCCAACTCTTATGTGGTTAGGAACTAAAGAAGAAATGATAGAGGCTAATATCTCTGATGAGTATGGAGATGTAATAATAGTAGAAGCTAATGATAAACACCCTATCGCTTGGCAAACTACTTGGGCGTTATTTTGGGGTACTAAGTTTTACAAGGATGACACTTGCTGGGTTATGGGAATAGACCAAGTACCTTTAAGTAAGATGTTTATTAATCTAGTTAAAGACTTGAAAGATACAGACTATACTATGCTTATATCTGATGCTTACCTACCTCACCACTGGACAAAGACAGCTAGTCCTTCTAGTTATCATATAGCTAAGGGTTCTACTTTTACTGAGGTTTATAGCTTTGAGGAGAGTTTTATAGAAGAGACAGACAAGTTAGTCAATAGTGGGGTAGATGCTTTTTGGGAGGATACAGAAGGTAGATGGGGAATAGATGAGAGTTACTCTTGTTATAAGCTAAGAGAAGCTAAGGATACAAACATAGTAGGGTTTAATGCATTCAATGTATTAGTAGAGAGGAGGATAGAATGTGAGAGACACAAAGAAACTCCTTACAGTATAGAGAAGTTGAAAGATGGTTGGTATAGTGAGAGTCACTTATGTAGACCATTTACAAATCATACAGAATATTTAACTACATTATTTAATTCAATACCAGACTTTAGATGATACATAAGACAGCAATAGTAGAGGCTAATGTTCCTGACAGTACAAATGTATGGGCTAACACTCATATAAGTAAGGGAGCTGAAATAGGAGAAGACTGTACAATAGGAGAGAATGTTTATATTGGAGAAGATGTAGTAATAGGAGATAGATGTAAGATACAAAACGGAGCTTTATTATACAAAGGAGTAGAGATAGGTAATGATGTATTTATAGGTCCAGGAGTAATTACTACTAATGATATATTTCCACAGCTATCAGAGAAGGACTGGAGTAGTAGGTTTAGAAAGACTATAATACAAAGCAATGTGAGTATAGGAGCTAACAGTACTATTATTTGTGGCATTGTATTAGGTAGAGGATGTATGATAGGAGCAGGAAGTGTAGTAACTAAGAGCATAGGATTCAACACATTAAACTATGGCAACCCTTGCAAGTTTGTAAGACTTATAAATAAAAGAATAGATATAACAAAAGAAGATATATGAAAAGAGAGGATTTTTTAGAAGATATGGAGGAGTGGAACAACCATAGACTATTATTATGGGAAGCTCTTAAAGCTACAAAAGGTAAAGTAGTAGAGTTTGGTAGTGGTGCAGGGTCTACTCCATTCTTAAGAAAGCAATGTAAGACATATAATAGAGCATTTGAAAGCTATGACCATTCAGAGAAGTGGTCTAAGGTTAACGGTTCTAAACAAGTCTCTAACTGGGACGATGTAAATCTGAAGAACGCTAAAGTATTATTTATAGACCATGCACCAGCAGAGAGAAGGTGGGTAGACATAAAGAAGTACGCTAACAAAGTAGATATAATAGTTATACATGATACTGAGCCAGAGTCTACAGGTTATATGATGGATAAGATATGGCACCTGTTTAAGTATAGAGTAGATGTAAAGAGTGAGGGAGCTTGGGCTACTGCTGTAAGTAATACAATAGACTTAAAAGGATTTAAAGGTAAGAAGTTTGGTAAATATAAAATAGATTAATTATGATAAATTTAATATTAATATTATTAGTAGTAACAGCAATATGTACTGCTTTAGTAAAAGGTAAAGAGAAAGAGAATAAGGATAAGGATAAGACTGGTTAACTTATAACCAATACTATTTAATTTATATATTTAAGTAGATGATAACAGAAGAACTATACAAAGAATTAGTAGGCTATAAAGATATGCTTAATATGTTTAAACGGACAGGACAACCATTAGGTGATTTAAATCCTTTATTCAGAATACATAAAGAAGCTACAGGAAGATACCTTAGTATAGGTTGTGGTAGTTGTGTAGGAGAAGTATTAGTAGACTGCTTAAACATGATAGAAAGATATGAGCGAACTTAAAGTGTGTAGAGTATGTGAGCTAGAGGATGGAGACTCCGCATTAAAGCAATGCGAATGGTGCGAAACCTGTGACCAGTGGATATGCCCTGGGTGCAATCAAAACTATTACAAGAGAGGTATGGCGATGATTAAGCATAGGAAGTTAAAAGAACAAAGACTAGGATACATAGCTTTAATAGTTGTATCGGCTTTGTCGTTATTTATATTAAGTCATTAAGTATGGACGAGTTCAGAGATAAGGATGGTAAGTTTAAAGCAGGTAACTTATTCTCAGTAGGGTTAACTAATAATGGAGTACCTCCTATGTATAATGATGCTAATAAGATGGCAGAGAAGATAGCAGGTTACTTGAATTGGGAAGATGCACAGAAGAGACCAGACTCATTTTCAAAGATGGGTAAAGGTGTTTATACTTTAAGTGGATTAGCTCTGTTTTTAGGGTTTGCGTCGTTACAATCTTTGTATGATTACGAGAAGAGAGGTTCCGATTTCTCTTACATTCTTAATAGATTCAGATTGTTCATGACACATTGGAACGAACAAAAGATGTATTGGGGTGGTACTTATCCAGCTGCACAATTCTGGTTACGTAACCATGGAGGGTACACAGAGGAGACAGTTCAGAACCAAAACCAGAAGGTAACTAATGTAACAGTAGAGGTTATCCCTAGCGAGCATAAGATTAATAACAGTGAGAAAGATATAGAGATATAGTTTGTTTAAAGGCTCGGTACTATATGAAGCAAACTTAAACCTCTCTAAAGATGTTGCAGTAAACCAAGGGGGTTCATCCTCGGGTAAGACTTATTCTATATTACAAGTTCTATTTACTAAAGCTATAGAGTCTAAGTGCATTATTACAATAGCAGGACAAGATGTGCCAAACTTAAAAGCTGGTGCATTACGTGACGCATTAGACATATACAACGACTCAACAGATCTACAGAGTCTAGTAACCTTTTACAATAAATCAGAGAGAATCTTCACGTTTGCCAATGGTTCTATTATGGAGTTCAAGTCCTATAAGAACCAGCAAGATGCTAAATCAGGTAAGAGAGATTACTTGTTTATGAATGAGGCTAACGGTATGCCTTTTATTGTTTGGTTTGAGTTAGAGATAAGAACTAAGAAGAAGAGTTACATAGATTACAATCCTAATAGTGAATTTTGGGTGCATGAGAAGTTAATCGGCAAAGAGAACGTTCAGCTGTTTATCTCAGACCATAGACATAATCCTTTTGTACCTCAGAAGGTTAGAGACAAATTAGAAGCTTTACGGTTTAAAGACATTGAGCTATTCAAAGTATATGGTAGAGGTTTAACCGGTAAGATAGAAGGCTTAATCTTTAGGAACTACAACTTAGTTGATAAGATACCTGAGGGAGCTAAGCTAATTGCATACGGTATGGACTTTGGATTTACTAATGACCCTACTACTTGTCTAGCAGTTTACCAACAAGATGGAGAGCTATGGGTTAAAGAGTATATCTATTCAACTGGGTTAACTAATCCAATGATAGGAGATAAACTAAAGGAATTAGGAATAGAACCTCACATAGAGATAATAGCAGATAGTGCAGAGCCTAAGTCTATAATGGAGATATACAACCAAAGGTTTAACATTAAAGGTGCTAAGAAAGGCAAGGATAGTATTAAGAGTAGTATTGATATACTAAAGAGGTATGTAATAAATATAACTAGAGATAGTGTTAATTTAAATAAGGAGCTGTTAAGTTATAAGTGGAGTGAAGATAAAGAGGGCAAACAATTAAATGTACCTGTTGATTTTAACAACCACTTAATTGATGCCCTCCGTTATGTTGCTTTGAATAAGTTAGCTAATAGTAATAGCGGGGTTTATTCATTGGAGTAGTTGTTCTCTAACATATCTTGGGCTATATCGTACCCTTCCCAGTTATCTACTCCAGCAGCTCTAAGGCAATCTAAGAAGTCACTGTCAGCGTAAAGTCTATCGTAAAACTCTACTGTTATCTCTATCATTTCTACTTTTTTCTTTTCTTCATTCATTCGTTTAAATATTTAATTAATACTATTAATAATATACCAGCTACTGCTAGCATTATAAATCCGTTAACCTCTTCCATGTTTTAGTCTAAATCTGATTAGTTGGTAAATTACTATTATTGTGTACATTATAATATTATCGGTGTTTTAAAGTTAAATATATCATTCTTTTCATCCCATTTCCTTTCTGTGTAGGGTTCATCTATCCATTTTAAATACAAGTCTTGATTTAAACTCATTGATGAGTCGAACTTATTACCTGTCTTAGTCTTGAACCAAAATGTCCTTTCTCCTACATCTGCTTCTCTTGTGTTACCGAATTGTGCAATCTTTACTTTCATTGTTTTTGTTTTTAGTTATACTCCAAAGGTAAACAATTTAACCAATATACCAAAAAATATATATTTTAATATGAAGATAACAGTACCAACAGAGTGGAAAGATGTAACCCTTAGACAGTATCAAAGGCTTGCAGAAGTTCCAGAGTTAGACTTCGATGACTTAGACAAACAGTTAAAGATACTTGAAATACTTACAGGTGTTTCAGATGATTACTTTCTAAAGATACATATAAGCAACGTAAGGAACTTAATTAATAAGGTGGACTTCGTTAATCATACACCTCCACCAGCTCGTAAGCCTATGGATATAAAGGTAAATGGTAGAAGGTTTCAAGTAAACTACATACCTCAGCAATTAATATCAGGAGAGTATATTGATTTAATGAAACTTACAGAGAAGCAAGGAGAGATTAGTAAGAACCTACATAAGATTATCCCTAAGTATTTAAAGCCTGTTAATATATTCGGCAATATGCTTAAAGGATGCTATGAGAGAAATGGAGAAGGCAAGTGGATGCAAACAGCAGAGAGTATGAAATGGACTGAGGAGCATATACTAGATGGTCTAACAATGGATAAGATATTCCCAATGTCTGGTTTTTTTTTGAAGCTTTGGGAAAACTTAATGCAGGGTACGAGGGATTATTCGGAGGAGGAGACGAAGAAGCAGATGAGCAAAATAAAGACAATAATAAAGGGTTTAACGAAGTATGGGGGTGGTACGTAGTATTAGATAGTCTTAGTAATTCTGATAGAACTAAGTGGAACTTCTTTTTAGAGATGAATGTAGTAGAGTTCTTAAATGCTATTAGTTATTACAAGAGTAAGCAGAACTACGAGAGAATGATAGTTAAAATGAATCAAGCAAGATAATGGCAGGTAGAGCAAAGTCTCAGTTTGAGTTTTTAGATAGTACGTTTATCCCTAAGAGCTTAGAGGAGACTCTAGCTGTTCAGAGACAAGTATGGATTGATACGCTTGTAAAGAGTTTAGAGAATGTTGATAGGGTATCTAGTGGTGCATTAGCACAAAGTATAGATGTAAAGATAGAGGACAAAGAAACTAAGTTTACCTTTACTTTAATAATGGAGGACTACTGGAAAGCAGTAGATGAGGGTAGGATGAGAGGAGGGAAGCAACCACCTCAAGAAGCTATGTTAGAGTTTATAAGGTTAAGAGGTATAGTAGCGAAAGCTCCTAAGACTATTAAACCTAGGAAGAAAGCTATAACTCAGGACAAACTAAGAAAGAGCCTAGCGTTTGCAATGGCTAAGAGTATTAAAACGAAAGGAATAAAGGCTACTAACTTCTATTCAGATGAGATAGATGGATTAACAGATGATTTTACTAAGGCAATAGCGAAAGGCTTTGCTGATGATATAGATATACAATTTAGCTAATGGCAATTACAATAGAACAAAGTCCACATAGTACTACACCAGCATACGAAGATATAATATATGTTATATCCTCTACTAATAGTGGCAACACTAATTTTAAGTATGTAATAGATATAGTAGTTAATGGAACTTCAAACAGAATAACAGTATTTCCTCACCCTTCGTTTGGGACTGCTTATGTTAACATAGGTAAGATTATAGAGACTTATATTAGTTCTAATATAGATGATAGTACTTTCGGCTTTCAAGAGGCTGCTAGTAGTTATGAGGACTTCACTGTACAGTTTGGAGAACAATACGGAGACCCTGTAGTTGTCTTTGCTAATTTAACAAGTACAACAGGTACAGCATGGAATGGTATAGTAGACTTCTTACCGTTTAGTACATATTCTAGTACAGGTTACTTAGAGTATGTAATGAGTACTAATGCTGCATCTGATTACTTAACGGAACAAACTAGCAATGTTATCATAAGAGATAGCGAAGATGCTTGGTTATACGGTTTAACAGATACAAGCGGAACAATAGGATACGCTGAGGTTATTACAAAAGACTCTGCTGGTTCTACTATTCAAACGATTAATATACAAAACCCTTACACTAATACAGATGTGTTTGATGGTAAGGTAGTTAGCTTTAGTACAGGAACAAACAACCTAAACAGTATTGATGCATCTCAAATAACTTTAGGAGCACAACCAATTATTACAGCTAGTGTAGCTAGTTATGATATTAAATGGTTTAACCTAAGTAGTTCTGCAGTATCACCTACTCAAACATATACAATAGAAAACACTTGTACTAGAAACAACTTATACAGATTCCACTTCTTAAACAAGAAAGGAGGGTTTGATAGCTTTACATTTTATAGAGCTGATAGTAAGAGTGTTAGGATACAAAGAGATTCATATAAAAAAGGTGCAGATAGTTTTAGTAACAGTACTACATACGGTTACGGTACAGGTGCAAGAACAAACATCGCATATAATACAAAGTTAACTGATACGATAACAGTATTAAGTGACTGGATAGATGAAGAGACTTCTACATGGTTAGAGCAGCTTATATCTAGTCCAGAGGTTTACTTAGTAGATGATACTTATGGATTAGTAGCTATCAATATTAGTAATAGTAGCTATGATTTTAAACAAGAAGAGACTCAAAAGTTATTCAATTTAAGAATAAACTTTACTTATAGTTATAATAGATTTAGACAAAGATACTAAATGGTAGTATTACAATTAGATACAGGTCAGGAGTTAGATATAATGAATGGTATCCCTATGTCTTTAAATTATTCTATTGCAGATGTTCGAGAGCCTAACAAAAGGAACTCAGCATTTTCAAAGACTATCATGTTACCTGGGAGTGATAATAATAATAACATACTGCAACATGTTTATGAGATAGATATAGATGGAGGGTTTAATCCTAACATTAGACAAGTAATAAGTGTACTTAAAGATGGTATAACTCAATTAGATGGGTTTATGCAGTTGTTAGAAATAGTAACAGAGGACAAGCAAGTAATATACAAGATAGCAATCTTTGGAGATAACGGGGACTTTATGTCTACTATTGAGGGAGTGTTATTATCTGATATTAACTTCTCTGATTTAAACCATACGTTAAACTTAACTAACATTAGAGCAAGCTGGGACACTACTAAAGGAGAGAATTATATGTACCCTCTAGTAGATAATGGATTCACTGATGGGACTACATGGCAGATAGCAGGATTTGCTCCAGCTATTTACGTAAAGGAATACATAGACAGGATATTTGCAAATTCAACATATACTTTTACATCTACATTCTTTGACTCAGATTACTTTAAGAGTTTAATTATACCGTATACTAATGGACAGTTAAAGTTAAGTGATGGAGCGCAACAAGATAAATTGTATCAAGTTGATATGAACTCTACTTACTTTGTACCTAACTCTGGAGTAAATAAAAATAAGATTGTTTGGGATGTTGTGACTGCTGACACAGGAAATAATGGAACTGTTTTAGAATATACTGTACCTACAGATGGGTCTTATTCTTTTAATACAAAGCTTGTGAGCCTTACAAGAAACACAGCACCAACAGTAGCTATAAGAAATTTTAGGTCTGGAGCTGGTGCATTCAGCGGTGGATTTGTAGATTATTTAACGGTGGGGACTGTAGGAGTTCCTTATAACTCTAATTACCATCACCATTTTGACTCTACTCTTCCATTCTTAAAAGGAGATGTGGTAACGGTTGTTGTTTTTAGTGATGTAGACGCTGGGTCTTCTTTTGCTGCTGGGAGTTTCTTTAGAATTACATGTTTAAATACAGGATTACAAGATAGCGATACGGTTAATATGAATCTTATAGCTCCTGATATGAAACAAACAGAATTCTTCATGAACCTAGTTAAGATGCATAACTTATATGTAAGTCCAGACCCATTGAATAATAAGAATTTATTAATAGAACCTAGAGAAGATTTTTATGGTATATCTACAGTAGACTGGACAAACAAACTAGATAGGAGTCAAGCTTTAACTATAACACCATTAGGAGAGTTAGGAGGTAGAAAGTATACATTTTCATACAAAGAGGATAAAGACTATTATAATAAGATATATCAACAGAAGTATGAAGAAGCGAGCGGAACTAGAACACTATACAGTACTAATCAATTCTTAAAGAATGAGGTTAAGACAGACATAACATTTAGCCCCTCTATTATATTTGGCGATAGATGGAATGGTAACGAGCCTTTTAGGTATCCTTATTATATCGATGACAATATATACAATACACCTGTACCAGATGGCTTTACTACTAATGTGAAGATATTAATGTATGGAGGGAGACAAGCTGCACCGATATGGTACACAGAAACTGGAGGAATAAAGACAGTAGCTGAGTCTGGGTTTGGTTTCTATTCTTACCCTTTCTGTTCTCATTTAGATAGTCCTACTATACCTACTGTAGATATTAGTTTTGGCGCGCCCAAGATGTTATTTACAGCTTATAGTAGTTATACTAATAATAACTTATACAACAAGTACTGGAGTAAGTTTATAGAAGAAATATTAGACCCTAACAGTAAAGTAGTTACAGGTAGGTTCTTATTAAATGCTGCTGATATAAATGCATTAGATTTCTCTAAACAGTATCTAGTTGATAATCATTTATTAAGATTGAATAGTGTTAAGAATTATGACCCTACTAAGAATAGTTCATTATGTACAGTAGAGTTTGTTAAGATTAAAGAGGCAGCAGAGTTTAGTGCAGCTACTACATCTAGTTATGGAGGTATTAAAAAAGAATTATGAGCAACTTAACATCAGGTAGTGCATTAGAATACTTCCCAATAATAGGACAACCTATAAAACCTAACAAGTTATTTAGACAGTCTATTATAGGTTATGGTAATCAAGTAGCCTCAACAGCGCAAGATATAATAGTTAACGGTGAGGGTAACTTTATAGGAGATGATTGCAGAAGTATAAATATATTAAATACTAGTGGTAGTGTTGTAACAAGTGGAGTTATAGGCGTTAACTTATTCTCTTGTAGTGGATTAATAATAGAAGAGAGTGATGTAATCTATATAAAGAATGTAAAGATAACAGAGGATAGTTTTAGTGGAGGAGGTGGAAGTATTACAAGTGGTACAACATTTAGTCAATCTCTTATTTACACAGGAGCAGTAGCTAATTATGATATGACTACAGACAATTATACAGTAGTAGCAACAGGGCAGCCATTACAATTAGGATTACCACCAGCAATAGGACAGACACAAGTGTATAATATAAAGAATCAAACAGGGGCAGACTTAACATTTTATGGAGACTTGTTAAGTGGTACAGATACAATAGAAGGTGAAACATCAGCAACGATAGGAGATGGTGCTAGTTTAACACTACAAAGCAATGGCTCTACAAATTATATAATAATATGACATATATACCTAAATCACAAATACAAGGGAATGACCCTGATGATGCAGCCATAGACATAGAAGCTAATGCAGCAGGTAACTTAATACCAGCAATTTTTGAGCTAGAAGTAGTGAAAGGAAATGTTGAAGGACATACTATTGTTGATAATTATGGGCGGAATCGCGATGTTGACACAGGCTCCGCACCAGAAGATATATGGAATGGTGGCTCTAGTTTTACTGGATTTCCGACAGGCAGCGCAGAAACTATGGAAATTAGAAGCAGCAATACAGACGATACATCTGCTGGAACTGGAGCACGAACAGTAACGATATATAATCTACTAGATAGTACAGGTGCAGAGATGCCAGATATTACCGTTACTTTATCAGGGACTACATGGGTTAGTTTAGGAGCGCAAACATATTATAGAGGTGGTACGAGAATAGATGTAAAAACAGCAGGGACAGATGGAGAAAATCAAGGTACATTAACACTTAGACACACAACTACTACATCTAATATTTTTGCTAAAATGCCCCCTTATATGAATCAGTCAGCGGTAGGAGCTTATACGGTTCCGCTGGGTAAAACTCTGTATGTTAATAGAGTTAATTTTTGCATGAGTAGAGCGAACGGTTCGCCAGGTAGCGCAAATATTACACTGAGAGCAAGAAAGTATGGAGAAGTTTTTCAAGCTAAATTGGCTCCAGAAATTACACATGCGCATGATTACAATTTTGCAGATAATAGCTATTTAATATTTGAGGCTAGAACAGATATAAAAGGTCGAATAGAGAGTGTAAGCGATAACAATACTATTGTGACAGCAGACATTGGTGGTGTATTAGTGGATGATTAAATAAAAAAAAATATGGCAAATATAGTTATAACAACAAAAGGTGGTAGCGGTCTTTACGTAGACTTCGGAGGTTACGCTTCAAGCGAATTGCAAAGCCCACAAGGATTTAATAGTAAGCTTTTAGAGCATATCGAACCATACGGAGAAGGTGTAGTAGTAAAAATGTCTGGAAGAGATTCGGGCGCTTGGTACGTGGCACATACAGCTACAATAGGATTTTTAATAATAGATACTATTGATGGTGCCTCTCCTTTAAGTAAAAATGATTTGATTGATAAATTAACGGCATTAATGTAATGGAAGAAGTAGTAATAAAAGTAGATGTCGAATTAGATGGCTCGATAGCAGAGGTAAAAGATTTAAAACAACAGTTTGCAGAAGCTGAGGATGCTGTCTTTAAACTTGCTGGTGCTGGTAAAAAGAACACCAAAGAGTTTAGAGAGGCTAGTTTAGAAGCTGCTAAATTAAAGCAAGAGGTAGACAATATTAATACCTCCTTAGATGATTTAAAGCCAGATGCTAAGTTAGCTGCATTCGGTAAGACTGCTAGTGGTTTAAGTAGTGGGTTTGCTGCTGCTACTGGTGCTGCTGCATTGTTAGGTAATGAGAGTGAAGACTTACAAAAGACTCTTATTAAGGTACAGGCTGCTATGGCTTTATCTGAGGGTATTAAAGGTCTAGGAGATTTAAAAGAAGGGTTTAAGTTATTAAAGATAGTTATACTAGCAAATCCTATTTACTTAATAGGAGCAGTACTTATTACAGTAGGTTCAGCTTTATTTGCATTAAAAGATAAGATAGAGATAGTAGGAAAAGCATTTGATTTTCTTGGAAAAGGACTAGCCTACATTATTAAGTTAGGGAAAGATTTAGCGGATGAATACTTAGGGGCTGGGTTTGCAGCTAAAGAAGCATCCGATAGACTTATAAAATCTAATGAAGCATCAACTATAAGTACAGAGAAGAGGTATGATTTAGAGATAAGGGCAGCAAAAAGAGCATTTAAAGATACTACTCAACTAGAGATAGATAAATTAAAAGCACTTAAAAAACTAAATGAAGAAAAGTTTTTACTATTAAATAAAAATAAAAAAGATAATAAAGAGCAACTAGAAGAAATAAAGAAAGCCAATATAGAGTTTTACCAGACTATACTAGACTTAGAGGCTCAAAAAGCAGAGAGGTTAAGAGCTAATAGAGAAGCAGAGAAGGAAAGACTAGCAGTAGAGGCAATAGAGTTAGAGGAGAAAAGGCTAGAGGATGAAGCTCTATTATTAGAACGCGAGCAGCTAAAAAAAGACAAAGAACTACAAAGGAGACTAGATGAGCAAGAACTAGACAGAGAGTTTTTAGCAGAAGCGCAAGCTATGCAAGATGAAGCCGATGCTGCTGATGAACAAAGAAAGTTAGAAGCTGCTGTTTTAGATGCTAGATTAAAAGCAGAAGAACAAGATAGAAATAGAAGAGTATTTGAGGCAGCAGTAGCTACATCAGATGCAATCTTTGCTATTAAATTAAGGAATGTAGAAGCTGGTTCAGCAGAAGAAGAGAAGATATTAAAAAAACAATTTCAAGTTAATAAAGCGTTTCAATTAGTTAATGCTAGTATAAATGGTATACAAGCTATACAGGCTATTATGGCTACAGCAGTAGACCCATCAGGTATAACTACAGGAATTAGAATGGCAGCTACAGCGGTTACAACAGCAGCGAATATAGCTAAGATAGCATCTAGTAAATTCCAAGGCACTACATCTACTTCTATAACTCCATCTGTTCCATCACCTACACCCCAACCAGCAATAGGAGGAGGAGAAGAAATAAGTAGAGCAGCACCACAGATAGCGCAAACAGGACAGACACAATTAAACCCAGACGGAAGTGTAGCAGCTGTAGGTTCTAGCAATAGTGGAATAATTAAAGCTGTAGTAGTTGAAAGTGATATAACAGATAGTCAAAAGACAATACAAGGTATACAGAATAAGGCAACATTCGTATAACTTAACCAAACAAATTAATAATATATATTTTAATATATGGCAAAGAAGAAACTACCTATTTATAAATTAGTTGTAACTGACAACGAAGAGAGTGGAGTTAATATGAACTCATTCGTAGAGCAACCAGCCACTGAGCAAGATTTCTTAATGTTCTCAAAAGATGAGAAACTAAACTTTAAAGTAGACCCTGAACGCAGAATAGTTACAGGAGCTATGATGGTATCTGATACACCTATCTACAGAAATAATGGAGTAGAGGAGTTTATGGTTGTATTTGAAAAAGAAACTATTGAGAAGATAGTACAGAAGTTCATGAAGGATGGTTTTAATAAGAATGTTAATACAGACCATACTACACCAGTAGAGGGAGTTACTATGTATGAGTCATTTATTACAGATAGTGAGAGAGGTATACTAGCACCTAAAGGATTCCCAAAAGTACCAGAGGGTTCTTGGTTTGCATCTTATAAAGTAGATAACGATGATGTATGGGCTAAAGTATTAGATGGAACATTTAAGGGGTTTAGTGTAGAGGGTGTTTTTAATAAACAACTAGTAAAAATGGATAAGGATTTAAATTTAAATAATAATAAAATGTCAGATAAAAAGAATGAAATGTTAGAGGGGTTAAAATCCTTTATCTCTAAATACAGCTCTAAAGAAGAAGTAGTAGAGGTTAAAATGACTGAGAATATCCTAGAAGATGGAGAGACTATGGTTGTTTATGATGCTGAGGTAATTGCTACTGGAGTAGTAGTAAGCTTAGTAGATAGTGAAGGACAACTTCAAGCTATGCCACAAGGGAGCTATGTATTGCAAGATGGAACTACTTTTGATATAGTAGATGAAGAAGGTACAGCAGACAATGTAGTACTAGCAGAAGCACCAGCAGAAGAGGGAGCAGAAGAAGCGGCAGCAGTGCCAGCAGCAACTGGAGCTGATATGAAAGAAACTAACGCGACAGGGACAGCGAAAAGGGTAGTAGAAACTACTATTAAAGAGTCTAATTTTAACGATGAAGAAATGAAAGAACTAGAAGAATTAAAAGCAGAATTTGCTGAACTTAAAAAAGGGTTTGAAGCGATAGTAGCAGAAAAAGCAGAATTTGCAAAAGAAAGCGAATTAGCAGCAGAAGCAAAAAAGATAGCTGATGCAGAATTAAAAGAGATGTATTCTTTAATTAAGAAGATTGCAGATGAGCCAGCAGCAGAGCCTACAGTATCTAAGCCAGCTAAATTTAATGCAACTACACAAAAGAAAAGCTTTAAAGAAGATTTAGCAGAATTAAGAAAATAATATTAACTATAAAAAATATAAATTATGAGTTTTACGGTAAGTGGTTTAGTAGACTACGTTAAAGAGAATGATAGCGACATTTTACAAGCAGCTATCTTAGGAGCAGATACACTTAAAAATGGTGGTATCTCAATACAAGCAGGTATTAAAAATGCAGAGAAATTATTATTGTTAGACCAAACAGCACCTTTCCAAGCTAATACAGGATGCGGATTTAATGCTTCTGGTTCTACAACATTCACAAACGTAACTTTAACGGTTGCTAATTTGAAAGTTGAACAAGTTTGGTGTCCACAAGATATTGAGAAAAAGTTTATCGGTCAAAAGTTAATCGGTTCAGACCATGACTCTTTACCTTTTGAAGCAGTAATCATGAAAGCTATGACTGATAGTATTGCAGGTCAATTAGAACAAGTTATCTGGCAAGGAGATACTACTGATGCTTTTAATGTTAACCTTAAACGCTTTGATGGTTTATTAAAAGCTATTGATGCAGGTTCTCCAATCTCGGCTCCTACTACAGCAGCAGTAACTAAGTCTAATGTTATTGGTATTATGGATGATGTGTATGAGTTGATTCCAGCAGCATTGAACAATAACCCAGCTAAGAAAATGAGAGCTTTCACAGGATGGGATAACTTTAAGAAATTAGTATTAGCTTTAAGAGATGAGAATAACTTCCATTTTGATGCTGGAAATGCACAAGCTACAGGTAAATTAGTGATGCCAGGAACAGGATTAGAAGTAATGGCTGTTAACGGTTTGAATAATATTGCTGGTGGTTCAGCTTCTTATGATGATAGAATTATTTGTACTTATCCTTCTAACTTGTACTACGGTACTGATATGGCTAATGAAGAAGAAGATGCTAGAGTATGGTATTCTATGGATGATGATAATATCAAATCTTCTATTAAGTGGAAGTCGGGTACAGCAGTAGCTTATTCTAATGAAGTAGTAGAGTATTCTAACTCATAATATAAACTAGTACAGGGGGCTTAAAACACCCCCTTAATTTTAAATATAAAAAATATGTCATGTGAACTTGTACAGGGAGCTGAGATAGGGTGTAGAGATAATGTAGGTGGTGTAGAGGTTATATATATAGCTAACTTCGACAACGTCCAATCTATCACTTCTACTAGTGGTGTTATATCTGATATAACAATGGTTGGTACTACAAAATTTTACACTTTTCAGCTTAACAAAGAAGATGCACAATATGACTCAAAGACTACTAGTTCAATAGAAACTGGTACTACTTTTTATGAGTCTACAACTGTGTTTACAATGAAGAAGATGAGTGCTTCACAAAAAAACTCATTAAGTAATTTAGCTAAAGCTCGACTTATGGCTATTGTAAAAGATGCAAATGGCACTCTGTGGGTATTAGGAGAGACTCGTGGAGTTGATGCGTTAGAGATTACAAATGGCTCAGGTAAGGCTATGGGAGATTTAAATGGTGCTACTGTTACATTAACAGGTAAAGAGCCAGACTTCGATAAAGCATTTACAGGAACTTTAGCAACTATTATAGATTAAGATTAGTGTTGTTGGTTTAAAAGGGTGTAGCTTCATTGTTACACCCTTTTATTGTTATAAACCTCCTAGTGCTTTTAATGCGTATGCATATTCGTTTTCTGGTATTAGTTCCAAGCTTGCTCTTAAGCTAGTTAAGGATTTAAATTTACCTCTTATATTGTAACCTATACAACTATTGTTGTAAACCTGTTTTATTGTTAAATAACTTTTTGCAAGTCGTAAACTTGTATTCAGTTGCAAAGTTTACTTGGTAATTATAGGTGTAAGTTATTGATATAGAGTTCATTTTACCTGTGTATAGTTAGTAGTTATAAAGATATTATACACAACTAATGATTAGGTGTCCATTCCTCGTTTTTCATTTTCTTTTTATAATCTTCCATTAGTTCAATAAAGTTTTTATACGATAAATTCTGTGTTCCATAATCTAAGGTATCTATCATAGGGTCACTATCTGTTTGGGAATAATTGAACCCAAATCTTTTGTCTATTTCTTTATCAAGTAAATAGCCTACTTCTGTTACTAACTTTATTAATCTTTTTTTTTCGTTGTATAGTTTCTTCATCTTTATTTATTTAAAAGTGTATAATAAACGCTATTGCCAAAACCACAAACTAGGTTCAAGGTTGGCATAGCTGGGTCATTAACCACAATTACTGTTTATCTCCTGTGCCGTAGCATTCTCTACAGTTTACTTTCATATTAAAATGGTTTAAGAAATAACCCCTACCATTGCAATACTCACATTTCTTACTATCTCCTGTTCTGTATGTATATTCTAAATTTACCATATCATTGTTTTTTAAAAAAGTTTATAATATTATGTAAAAAAACATATTTAGGCTTCTTTACCTTCTTAGCCCATCCTTTCGGTTTAGGTATCTTTATCGTTACTGTGCTACTTTTATTCATAATACGTTTTTTACAAATGGTCATTATACACAACTAAGTAAGCTGTTGTATAGTTAGTGCGTTAAGTATGTTTTCAAGCATTTCTTTTTCGTGCTTAACTTTTTGTTGTGAATATTCGTAATCTTTACTTCCTACACATAACATATCTAGGTTTCTTAAATTAACTTCAAGTGTTTCAATCTTTTCTGATAAGTAATTAAGTTCTTCTTCCATTTTATTTGTTTTAAATAAGTGTATAATATAATATAATATAAAACCAAAAACAAGTACTGTGTGCGTAGTTGGTTTATATAGGTCATTGTACTTTAATTTATAAATTCTTTATTTAGTTGTTTAATCATATCTTTAGTTGAGAAAGGAAAACAAGTTTCTTCCCACAAATAAAAATCACACTCTACATCAGTCCATTTAGGATTAAAGTATTTAATACAGTCTATTGGTGTAAACTTGTTTTTTAGTGCGTATTTTAATGTTAGTTTTTTCATATTTTAATTTTTAAACTCAATATAATATCTAATAAAACAATATTAAAACATTGTTTATCGTTGTCATTATAAAATATTAGCTGTTTTTTAGCTTCTCTTCTAAATCTTTTATATTGTTAAATTCAAATATTTCTTCGTCTATACCATCTAGTAGTCGTCCACTTCCATCTGAAAACACTCTAATTGATGTCATTACATCGTGAACATTTTTACTCTCTCTGTCTTTTAATAGTTTTAAATATTTTTCCATTTTATTTAGTTTTTAATTAATATACATTTTATAATACAACCTAACCTTTAACCACAAACTGTGTTTTCAAAAGGTTAGCCAAACATTATAAAATATTAAAGCTCATTGTTATATTAGCGCAGTTGGTTAATAAGTGGTAAAATGCCCAGCTAGTTGAAATAGCTACTGATAATTTAGGTATATTCCAATTCTCTTGTTCTGTTAGGGGTGTTATTGTTCTTATAACTGCCAATCCAAATACTATTACCATTAATTCATTCATTTTATTTAGTTTTAATTATTAATATACATTTTATAATATTTCTGTAAAACGCAACTATGCAATAGGTTCAAGGGCGTTTACAATCGTCATTAGCGTTAACTATTCAATCGTTGGTATATATTTTTTTAGGGTATTAATAATGTGGAATTGTTGTATTTTCAACATAGCTATACAATTTAATTCATCAAACCAATTAATATTATTTAATACATCTACAACTTCGTCTTTAAATTCTTTAGAAACTTTTATTTTATACTCAGCACTATAAGTTTGCCCTTCTTTCAATATTTTACCTGCACTACCGTTACCCCAATAACACATTCTTAAATCAAAGTCTAAAAACTCATCATATCCTTTGCTATCTTGCCTAATAATCTTTAAGGCTTTCAGCTTGTTTTTAGGTCTGCTATTTAGTTCAAGTTTAGGTCTTTTATAAATATTAAAACAACAATTCAAATTTCTATCACTATATTTTATTTTACCTAAATCCTCACTATGTATTAAATCAAACTCAAACAAGCTATTAGTGTTCCATAGTTGACTTATCGGCAAAATAAAAGCTACGTAGTCTCCCAACTGGATGCTTTTCTTAAAGAATTTTTGAGCTAAACTCATTCTGCTACCAAATGGAGGATTCCCTATTATTAATCTGCCATATAAATAATCACACTCTAATTCTAAGTAATCTTGTGTCCTGATGCTTTCGTGTTCGGGTTCAATATCATAAGCCCAACAAGTAGTTGGTATTTGTAAGCTAAACGCTCCGTTACCAGCACTTGGTTCAATCACTTCGCTTATATTTGTTTCTCCAATTACTTCATACACTTTGTCTATACAATACTTTGCTGTATTAGTTGGTGTGTAGTATTTATCTAAATCTATTTTATTACTCATGATTTTTATTTATTTTTAGTTTAGTATAACGCTAATATCTAATAAGTCCACATTAAAACGTGGCTTATCGTTGCCATTATAAAATATAAATTATTTGGGTTCGTATCCTTTATTTTGCTTGCAATGCCCTATTGCTTTTGATGCTTCTTTACTATATTTACAGCACCATCTATCATATTTTCCACCACTCACGCCTAACTTGCTCATCATTTTGCAACTCTTGCATTGCTTATTTATTTTGTAGCTCATAATTTCATTTTATAATATTAAATAAAAATATATTAAAACGATATTTTATTATCGTCATTATAAAATATAAGCTATTTAATAGTTCTTGTTTTGTCGTGCTTCCAGTTTACAGGGTTATTAAAAATAATAGAGTTATTATCTTTTAACCATTTTTTGTATATCAATTCTCCATTTCTATACACATAAACTTCATCTTTTATTTTTACTGAGTGCATCATATTTTTACAATTTTATAATATCAACTAAGCGTTAAAAACCTAGCCGTATTTGTTATTAATATTAATTTGTTAATCGGTTTCTCTCCTTAGTAATAGTCATTAGGCTTAATTAAATCTTAAATTCTATTTTCTTAACTCCGAGTTCACTTAACAACTCGTTATATTCTTTTACCCATTCAATATCAATATGTCTTTTAGCTTCTGCATATCTTTCAATTGCCCCTTTAACAGCTTTTAATCTTTCTGTTTTTACAATCTTTAAACACATACCTCCATTTCTAATTATTTTATCGTTTAATGTAGTTTCGTAAAAATCTCTACTCATTACACCTATTGGCGGTTTTTCATAATAATCATTCATATTTTCTATATCTTTTCATTGTTATATTTAATTAAAGTTTAACTTTTCAGCTCTAAAATGACCATCAGATTCTTTAATAAAATAGTGATGCCATTCATTAGCACTTACATTTTCTTCCCTTTCCAGCGCATTTACAAATCCATTGCTTACAAAAATATATTCTTTTTCATTTGCAATTTGCATAAAAACACTATCAACATCTAACCCTTTTCCTTCTAAATCAAACTCTATTTCAGAAAAAGCTATTTTGTTTATCTCTGTACCCCTGTGATTAAATTTTTGAATTTCCATTTGTTTTATTTTGATTGTTCAACAAACATACAAACTATTTAACCAATAACCAAAATTATATATATTTTAATATATGATTAAGATTAATAAAAATGCAAATAATACCATTATAGCAACTCTAGCAGAGAAAGCTACATTGAGTGAGCCTTTTTATTTATTCGTGTTTACAAGTGATGTAGATAAGACTGAGGTAATATTCACAGCACAGGACACAACAGAGTTTAACGAGAGATATAATAAGTTTCTAATAACAGAGACTAGTGGAACTATAGATTTAACAAGTGGAGTAATAAACCTAACACCTACAGGGTTCTGGTCTTACAAAGCTTATGAACAAGTAGACTCTAGCAATTTACTAGTATCTAATACTACATCTTTAGTAGAGGTAGGAAGGGTTAAGGTAATAGGAGCAGAAGTATTTAATACTGTTTACGATAACAACAAGACATACAAGGGATATGGCGAATAAGAAAGCTAAGTGGAATGATAACTTAATGTTCATCGAAATGGGTGAGCATAAGATACCTGAATTTAAAACTATAAGAAATGAAGACTGGATAGGCTATGGTAGTGATAATAACTACCCAGATGACTTAATAGAGTTGTGGGAGAGTTCAGCAACACATGGCGCTATTGTAAACGGTAAAGCTGATTATGTATTAGGTGAGGGATGGGAAGCTGGAGGAGCTACTTCGATAGAAATGAAAGCGAAGATTAATTCTTTTATAAGTTCTATTAATGACACTCAGTCTTTAGATGAATTATCAGAGCCAGTACTATTAGACTTTGAATTATACGATGGCTTATACTTAGAGGTTATTTTAAACAAGGCTAAGACTGATTTCACATTAGAGTACTTACCTTTTAATAAGATGCGTACCAACGAGGATATGGATAAGTTTTGGTTCTCTAAAGATTGGAAAGCACGAAAACAAAGTGAAGAAAAGACAGGATTAAAGGAGTATAAAGCTTTTGACCCTGAGAATTGGAAACAAGGAGAAGCTAGTACAGTTTTTTACTATAAACTATTAAAGCCACGTAAAGGTAATGACCCTAACGTATATCCTTTGCCTACATACATAGGTGGAACTAAAAGTATTGAGACAGAAATAGAGTGTACTAACTTTAACTTAGTTGAAATTAAGACAGGGTTTAAAGCTGGTACAATGATTAACTTTTATAATGGTGAACCTGACCCAGACGCTAAAAAGGCTATTAAAAAGAAGATAGAGGCAATGTATTCAGGTACAGATAAGTCTGGTTCTTTTGTAGTTAACTTTTCAGATGGTAAAGATAGAGGTAGTGATATAGTAGCTCTTAATGGTAACGATATGCCAGAGAGATATGCTAATGTTAAGAAAGATAGTAGTAAAGATATATTTACATCTCATAGAGTATCAAGTCCTTCATTGTTTGGTGTACAACAAGATGGTGCTACGTTCGGAACAGCACAAGAGATAGCTGAACAATACGAGTTGTTTCAAAATACATACATAAGCCCTAGACAGCAAAAGATAGAGGGTATTTTTAATGGTTTTGCAAGTTTAAAAGGTATTCCAGCTAAATTAAGATTAAAACCTACAAAGGCTATTACACCTAATTTGTTTACAGAGCAAACAATAGTAAATGCATTACCTAGAGCAGCAGTAAGAGACTTAGTAGCAGAGCACGTAGGTATTGACTTAAAGAAGTATGAAGATAAGCCTGTAGTAACTACTACGGAGACTGTAGATACCGAAATGGCTAAAGAAGTAAGTGAAGACTTAATACTAGAAGAGTTTAGTAGAATAGGTAGAGATAGAGATTTGTTTGAAGTGATTGATAGTAAGCCGTTTACTTTTACAAGCGAGATAGATACAGTAGAGAGTGAGCTACAAATCTTTAGAGATGAGCCACAAAATGATGAGGACAAGATAGATAGCAAAGAGCTTAGAGTATTACAGATACCAAAGATAACAAAAGCAGAGGAGAAAGATATTAAGATTAATAAGATAGAGATATTATACTCTTACGAAGAGAGACATAATGCACCTAGATTAAAAGGTCAGTCGAGAAACTTTTGTAGAACATTAGTAGGTGCTAAAAAGCTTTACACAAGAAGAGAGATAGATGGACTATCCAATGGAATGGGAACAAATGTATGGTTGTATAAAGGTGGATGGTATTCAAACCCAGAAACTAAAGCACCTACTCCACAATGTAGACATATATGGAGACAAAACATAGTAAGACTTAAATAATGGGACAAGCAATATTATTCATAACAGAGTCGTACATTAAGAAGTATAGTAATATAGACTCTAATGTAGACGCTCAGTACATTACACCAGTAATAGACTTAGTGCAAAAGATGTATATCAGACCTATTTTAGGGACTGCTTTATATAATGAACTAGTAACAGAGATAACAAATGATACTGTAAGTGCTAATAATGTTACTTTATTAGATGATTACATACTAGATACAATGCTTTACTATGTATTATCTGAGGGTTTGCCATCATTTACATACAAGATAGAGAACAAAAGCGTATCAACTAAGACAAGCGACAACGCAACGCCAGTAGATAATAGTATTATTCAAAGTGAAGTAGCTAGATATAAGGATAGAGCAGAGTTTTTCGCACAAACATTAACAGACTTTTTAGAAGCTACTGCTGATGGCACTAACTATAATGCTTATTTAAACCCAGGTAGTGCCTTTAATACGGTTAGACCTATAAGTAATAACTACACAACTGGATGGGTGTTAGATGATAATGGAACTAACTGTACATACGAATGAAGAAAAAAGGCTCACTAAGCAAAGATGTTAAGAAAAAACTAAACGATTACTTTAATAAGATAGAGAAAAAAGATGTTGACACTAAACAACGTAGTAACAAATCTAAATAATATAGCTGATAGTCACAGTCTTATAAATAACTTCTTTTACGGAGAGATTTATGACTTTGCTACTAGTGGTGTAGTTAATTACCCTGCTATGTTAGTTACATCTGAGCCTAACTCATTGAGTAGAGGTGTTATTACTATGTCTTTTAATATCTATGTAGCTGATTTAGTTCAGAAAGGTATAGCAGATAGACGCGAAGTATTAAGTAATACACAACAAGTAGTATTAGACATTATAGCGACTCTAGATATGACTGTAGCTTACGAGTGGAATGTCAATATAGACAATATCACTCTTAATGATTTTGTAGATAAGTTCCAAGATGAGGTAACTGGGTGGTGGTTTAAGCTAGATTTAAGGATACCTAACGCGCTTAATAGGTGTGCAGTACCATTAGATTCACCAGTAATAGTTAAAGCTCCAGCACCTACAGGAGAGGGTACTAAATACTGGATATTAAAGAATGGAGTTTGGGATGATAACGGTGAGTGGGATGATGATAATGTATGGATAGATTAAAATAAAAAGATATGGCAATAAATAACATAGCAGATGGAGAGAGTGGCTTATCTGTAAGGACAGAAATTAATAGAGCAATAGACCAGTTAAACACTTATACTGATGGACAAGCTATCTTTACAGGAGCAGGAGCTACTAACTCTACTAAAACAGCTATCTTTAGGAATAGCACAAGCTTTGTGAGTTTAAATATATTAGATGATGGTAGTGTATTTAATTCTGGAGGTAATGGAGAAGCTACTAATGTTGCTTATGGTAGACAGGTATTAATAGCTAATACTACAGGTGTTAATAATAGTATGTATGGACATCAATCTGGTACTTTAAATACAACAGGAGGCAATAATACAGGTATAGGTCATAAGGTTTTGACCGTTAATGCTGGTGGAGCTTTTAATACGGGGGTGGGTTCTAATAACTTAGCTATGAATGATGAAGGTAGTCAAAATACAGGTATAGGTTACGCTGTATTAAACAGTAATACTACAGGGTCTGCTAATACTTCTTTAGGTTACTTGTCAGGGTTTAGTAATATAGTTGGTAGTAACAGTGTATTTTTAGGTGCTAACTCAGGATATTATGAGACAGATTCTAATAAGCTATTTATAGATAATGCACAAAGAACAAATGAAGCTGATGGTAGAGTTAAAGCTCTAGTATATGGAGTATTTGCATCTACTGTATCAGCACAAAGACTATCTATTAATGGTAGTGTAGGTATAGGTGGAGCAGCAACTTCTACAAGTACATTAAATATAAGCAATCTACCTACATCATCTGCTGGATTGGCTAGTGGTGACATATACAGTGATTCAGGAGTATTAACAATAGTATAAAAGATATAAAATGATAGCATTAAAAAAATACATAGTGTCGCATGAGACAGCAATAGACAGTAAGAGTTATAGTGTAAAGTTAACATTAATTCTACACGATGAGAGTAATAGTAATATACCAGAGTTTTCTAAGGAGATAGCCTCTACATCTGCTAATACGCAAACAGGTTATAAAGTGGATATTCAAAGAGACACAGAAATTAGTGATTATATAACAACTTTAAACGCTTAGAATGGAATCCAACAACCTAGAAGAAGCAAAAGAGTTAATAGAAAAAGATAGACAAAAAAGGCTGGGGGAGTTTCAGATGGAATTAGAAGCGTTATGCAAAAAGTATAACTGCTCTTTATCACAAGGTCAAATAATAATACAAGCAAATTAAAAAGATATAAAATGAGCACTTCAAGCAGAATAGGAGGATTAGGTGGATGTGAATTAATAGCAAACACAACAGAGAGAACTGGTAAAAACTATAACATGATAGTAGTACAAGAAGATACTGTATTTGCTACATTGACAGGAACTAAAGGAGATAGCGATAAAACAGCTACAGACTTTCAAACTACAATAGGAATAGGTGTTTTAACTATTAAGCAAGGAGCTAATATCTCTATACCTGATGGTTCTTTAATAACTAACTTAGAGTTAACAAGTGGTAGTGTATTCGCTTATAACGCTTCTGAACAATGATTATAGGTAACGCTATAAGTCCTGTTAGTAGTTTTGTTCCTGGAGGGGGTGCATCGGGTTTAGCTGCATCTTTTATAGCTGATGCAGTTATAACAGATTCAACTCAAAAAGCTGCATTAACTCAACTTGAAATAGATATTGATTCAATTAAAGATAAAATAATTGCTCTTTATCCTTTTGTCGGTGGTACAGCATTACAACACGAATATAATTTTATGGACACATCAGCTTTTAAGATTACGTGGTTCGGTGGTGTTACTCACAACGCAAATGGCTATCAAGCAAATGGAACAAATGGTTATGGAGCTACTGGAATAATTCCAAGTACAGACCAAGTTGCTGATGATATGCACATATCTTTTTATTCTAAAACAGACAATACAGGAGGAGTTACGATAGGTTCTAGAAAGGATGGAGGATTTAGGGAGGGTTATTATTTCATAGGTAACGGAGGTTCGAATACTGTTAATATTGCTATGAATGATGGTAGTGGTGGAAATTTATCGGGGTCAAATTCTACTACAAATGCAATGTTTGTATTATCTAGAACTTCAACAACTTTATTAGAATTAATGAAGGATGGGGTTTTAATAGATTCAGATACAGTATTGGAAACAATAGCAGCAGGAGATTTTGAACCATATTTAAGTGCTTTAAATGATTATGATACAAATATAAGCAACTACGATAATAAAATAATTGCAGGTGCTACATTTGGAGCTGGATTATCACAAGCAGAAGCAATTATATTAGATAATGCATTTACTGCATTTAACACAACTTTAAGCCGAGATAACTAATGGATTATATGTACCAACTTACAATAGACGAGAAATCACAATTAGAGGGAGTTACCTATGATGGTGTAACTTTTTTTAATCCTGTTAAAGATATTAATGGAACGTGGTTTATTAGTAAAATAGAAGTAGATGGTTGCACACATTCTGAGGGTATTGAATGGATTCATGATTTACCTTATGTAGAATATACTGCACCACCTAATCCTATTAATTTATAGTATATGAAGAGCGAAGTAACAGATTGGATTAAAACCTTAATAGTACCATCTAGCGGAGTAGCGGCTTCTTTTAGTTTAGCAAACCAATTCTTGGGTACTGTAGCAGCTATATTATCTATTTTCTTTGTTATATGGAAGTGGAGGATGGATAGTAAAAAGTATTCTTTGGACCAAAAGAATCTGGACGACATGAATAATCACGTAGAGGAGATAATGAAAAGAGAGAGACAAGCATACGATAAACTTGACAAAAAGAATGAGAGAAATAAATAGAGTTGTATTACATTGTACGGCTACACAACCAGACGCGTCTACACAAAGTATATTAAACTACTGGAAGCACGTTAAGAAGTGGAAGTCTGTAGGTTATCATTGGATAATATCCCCTTGTGGGTTTGCTAAAAGTTTAGCTCCTATTGATGAAGTTACAAATGGTGCTAGAGGCTTTAATAGCGATTCTATACATATAGCTTATATTGGCGGTGTAGATGAAAACAACATGCCTAAAGACACAAGAACGCAAGAACAAAAGGATAAGACAGAAATGTTATTAAAAGGTCTTAGAGGTCAATTTCCAGACATTGATATAACAGGTCACAATAAGTTAAAGGGTGTTAAAAAGGCTTGTCCATCATTCGATATAGATGAGTGGTTAAAAGATATAGAGTTATGAAATTAAACAGATTAGATTGGATTAAGATAGCTTTAAGAGCTATTAAGTATGCTGGTGGTGCTATTGGTGTTACTACTGCATTTATAGAGGGCTATCCTATTGTGGCTCCTATATCATTAATCTTAGCTGGAGTAGCTAATGAAACTTTAGATTTTATAAAAGAAAAACAATATAAAAAATGAGAGTATTAATAGTATTGATGAGTATTGTATTAGCTACATCTTGTGTATCCCAAAGAAAGAGGATAGAGATTTGTGGCACTTGTCCAGTAGAGACTGTAGAAGTCTATAAGGAGACTGTAAGAGATACTGTTATTTATGTTACAGCACAAGGTGAAACTAAATACTTAGATAATCCTTGTGCTGATTTATGCGATAGCTTAGGAAATCTTAAACCATTTGAAAAGACTATTAAGTCTAAAGGTAAAAAGGTTATACTTTATACACAAGGTAATAAGTTAGCAGTAAGAGCTGATTTAGATAGCAATGAAACCCAGTTAGAAGTAAGACACATAACTAAGACAGTTGTACAAACTATACAAGGTGAGTGTGTTAAGACTAGACTAATGAAAATACAAGCTTGGTTTTTTTGGATAGTATTAGCTGGACTAGGTGGATTTATATTTTTTAAGATAAAGCCTTAGTCTTCTCTTTATAAATTTTAATTAAATCTTTAATCTCAGGTATAGATAACTCTAGCCTTTTATGTCTGTTGTTGTGCAATGTTTGCAGCCTATCAAATCCTATCTTTTCTTCTAATTGAGGTCTATATTCTACTAAGTTACCAGACTGCATCATATTACATTTCTTGTTACATTGCTTATGTACGTTATCTTCGTTAAATCTTAAGTATTGATAAGTAGTAGGGTAAAAATGACCAGCAGCGTACTGTACATCATTTCTAGTGCCACAACTAATACAAGCCTCATCTTTATCTCTAGTACGAATGAATGTATTAAATACTACCTGTAGCATCTTAATGTAATCCTTATGAGTTAGTAGAGCTTTTTTCATCTCTCTAGTCTCTTTATTAATTTTTTTAACCTTTTCTTTTTTAGAATAGTCAATAGCGCATTTTGGAGAGCAGACAAATTGTAGAGGTTGTGTCTTTTGAAATACTTCTTTACAATGCTTACACTTTCTTTTATTCAGCATCTATCTTCTCTTTATAAAAGTCTATAACACTCTCCATTCTTTGCTTATAGTAGTCTTCGAACTTATCTACACCTGTAGCGTTATTCGACCATATACGATAAAATACGTTTCTGAGACGTTGTGAGGAGGTTTTAACATTAACTGGTGCATCTATCTCAACTCCATCTATTAAGTCTCTCTCTTGCTTTGTAACAGCTTTAGGACTAACATAAACATATACTAAAGATTGGTTTAAATCCATCAGCTCTGCCATTTGCTTTCCTTTAAGCTCTTGACTTCCTATTGTTAATTTAAGTGTACGGTCTTTCCTAGTCTGTAAACCTTCTACTGTTCCTTGTATTGCTATTCCCATTCTAAGTCTTTTTCTATTTGTTTAAGTTTCTTATACTCTTTGGTGCATATAGCCTTTTGAGTTACCCACTCTAAGTTACTACTAAAATCAGAGGACTCACCAGTAGAAGTTAATTTAAACTGTTCTACTGTCAAAGCTTTAGACTTAACTAACTCCTCTATGATGTCCTCTGATATTTTAATAGTAAATATTCTCATTTAGAAAGGCAAATCATCGTTTGAGTTACCATTACTATCTACTCCTACAGATGCTTGTGGTGCTCCTGACCCACTACCAGCGCTTTCAATCCTCCATCCCTCAATAGTATTAAAGTATTTTACTACTCCATCTTTAGGGCTAGTCCATTCTCTACCTCTTAAATTAATAGAAACATCTACCTCATCTCCTGGAGCTAATCCATCTAAAATACTAACTCTATCCTGAGTAAACTGTATAGCTATATGCTGTGGGTATTTCTCGTTAGAGTCATCTGTTATGATTAAATCTCTTTTACTGAACTTCTCAGATACTACTACTGTGTCCATTACTTGTTTAACTGTTCCTTTAATGTTCATTTTATTGTATTTATTGGTTATTTACTTTTATTTAATTCTCCGAATCTATATCTTACATTACCGTTCTGGTCTTTAGCTGCTAGATATGTTAGCTTATCATCTGTAAACTCACTACACCACTTCCAATCTCTTAGCTTTAATCCAAACTTTTGCTTAGGTCTACCATCTTTTAATTCCCACTCATCACTAGTAAGCTTAATGCTTATTTGAGGATAGTCGTATAGCTCTCTACCTATCCCCCAGTTAAAACCAGCTCTTTTAAATGAATCACTAGCTAGACCTTTATCTTTTTCAGTCATTGACTCTGTACCTGTATCTTCTTTGCTTATCCATTGAGACTTCTTTTCATCCCATAAAGATATAATACAATTCTTATTATCTCTAGTGTGTTCTCTCTTCCAGTTGTAAATACCTACAACATCGTCCAGTCTTTGCATATCAACTCTAGCATCTTTATACACTAATATAGTAGCATAGCCTCCCTTGTTTATAGACTGTACTCTAAAGTCTACTTCGCTTATTTTTAACGGGTCATTTAACTTCATTTTGTTTTGTTTTAAATTATTACTTTAACTTCTTTACTCTTTTCTAAAAAATCCTTAGTCCAGTATATGCTAGTGAATAGCCTATCTTCTTTGTAATTATAGCAAAGATACGAATTTATATGGTCTAAACTAATATATTCTTTTATTAATTTCTTAAAGTGTTCAGCATCATACTTTCTACAACTTTGAAAGATATAATCATACTCTGCTAATACTTTTTTGTAATTACTTATTTCAGGCATATCTGTTTCGTTATTGATTTACGGTAGATTGCTTTAATCTTATCGTGTAATTCTACATTAAAGTTATCCCAATGCTCTACCATTCTATCCTGTGTAGGTCTTTTAAATATAGGGTTTATTAATGTATAATCATTGTAATTAGTACTCTCTCCCCAGTACTCGTTAGGTGGGTTTAATTCTCTGTCTGGTGTCATTTGATATAAACTAAAGTTGATGCATTTAAATTAATATCTATTATCTTATTAATACAGCAAATAGAGTACATTCCATCTAATTTTAAGAACTCCATTTCTTTTATCTGTACTCCATCAAATTCTATATTTAAATGCTTAACATAGATTGTGGTATTTCTAGGTACGTTGTACAATTTAACTTTCTTCATTATTTAAATAGTGTTGTGCTGTAGTTAGATTTAATCATATAATCTACATTGTTAATATATTCTTTAAAGCTATCTCCTTTAAGCTCCCACACTTGACCCTCTTCACTGTTTAATACTTCATCAAACTTATCTTGTTGTAATAACTCATGGAATAGCTTGCACTCTTTATTACTCATATCGTACTCTACCATAGCAGCCTTACTGAATACATGCTCTACTCTATTGTCTCCTCTCTTATAAGATTTAACACCATGTTTAGAGTAGTAGATACTAGTACTAGGATTTCTAAATTTGTTACCATCCTTGTAGTACATTAAGATATAGTGCTCTGTTCCTATTTCCATATCAGATGCTGCTAAAGTAGACATTGAGCTACATACTGCATAAGTTATTTGTTTTTCGTTTAGTCTTGTAAAAATATTTTTCATGTAATTTAGTTGTTTTGTTTGATGTAAATGTATATTAAAAAACAATACCCCCGACATTAATTTTAAATATCGAGGGTATCACTACTTAGACTAGACAACTATTTTTTATCTTTTTTCTTCTTAGGTTTCTTTTTAGGTTTATCGGTGATTATATTCTCTTCTGGTAGCATCCAATCAAGTATTATAATCTTTAATTTATCTATATCCCAGGGACAATTATACTCTATACCACTTGAAGTTATAATAGTAGTATCCTCATTTTTTCTAATATTGTCTATATTAATAAAATAGAATATTTCTAAAAACTTAGGGTCTAGTTTTACAGCTTCTCCATTCTCTATAAAGGCTGACATCTCTGGTGTTATTTCAAATATTGGTAATGCTATCATAAGTCCATTTTAACTGTTATAGCTGTGTGCCCTCCTAATACAACTCCACAACCTATTGCTTCTTTTCTACCCCCTGCCATATACCCCATAGCGTAGGATTTACTATCTATACCACATCCACAAGCCATACCGAATATAGCTCTAGTCTTTCCGAAATACCAGTTTACATAAAAATCTGTATGATAGTGACCAGACACAGTAGATACCATATCCCTCTTTGCAGACATTGATGGTTTACCACTTTTGTCTCCATGTACGTATCTTACTCCATCTATGTAATGGTCTATAACAAATTTCCATTTAGGTGTCTCTAGTACTTCCTTAAACTCTTTTATCCATTTCTGAGGCACTTGCCCTGTTTGGGCTTTTCTCATTATAAGCCTGCAATGGTTTCCAATTGTAACATGGGCTACAGGAAATGCCTTATACCATTTCGCTATTTTTCTTATAGCTAGGTCTAACTCATCTGCTCCGCCCATACCATTAGCATCGGTTTCGTGAAATGAGCTAAAGTGATTATCTATCACATCTCCTATAAATACAACCTTATTACAATTGTATTTCTTATAGGTCTTCTTACAAAATTCTAAATAACCATCTAATGTAAATGGCTCGTGTAAATCTCCGATTACTAGTACATTCATTTTTTAAAGTTTTTACAAATATAAGTTAGTATTTAAATAAACTGTTATAATTTATGTATTATTCCAATTACAAAATGTTTGTTTTACTTTGTCCCACTCTAAACTCCTACTACTTACTGGCTCATCCTCACTTAATAACATGTCTAACAAAGCAGTATAGTTGGCTAAGTCTATTACACTATCTCTTATACTTTCATTGTTAGGGTTTCTAGTTTTTAATAACACTCCTAATCTAGCAACCTTAGTAGCTATTAAGCTCAAACATTGTACATCTGCTGGTATACCACAAATCTCTCCAGCTACTTTAAAATTGTTTAATCTATCATCATTAGCATAGTCATTCCCTTTACTAAGCATTATTTTTTTCTGAGCTTCTACAAATGTCTCAAAATGTTTTAATTGTTCTTCTTTGTTCATAGTCCTGTTTTTAGGTTTTTAATTAATATTGCATTCTCATTGTTAACTTTAGTAAGTAAATCTACTTTCTTAGCCATTTCTAAGTACTTCTTAGTCATTATCTTCTCTGTCTGGTATATTTCTAAGCAGTCTTCACGATAAGCTCTTAGAACCCCTATTGTAGCCTTTTGATGTTTAACATCTTTATCGGGATTCTTTTCAATATACTTGTTAAGTTTCATTTGCATGTTATCTATGACCCATAGCATTGCTGCATCCTTACCCATAAATTCCATTAGTTTTAAATTGTTCATTGTTAGTCGTTTACGTTATTTTGTTATTACGGCTACAAACATTAGCCTTGGTCATTAGTGTTAATTGATTTTCTCGAAATAGGATTTTGATACTAATACATCGCATTCATTGTCATCAATTATATTGTAGTGCCTTGAGCTTTCAAGTAATAATTTATACTCATTATCTATGGTAACACCTCCAATTTCATCATCAGTGCATTTTAACATAACGCTAATATCAGTTAAAGCAACAGTATTTTCAACTTGCTTTAGTGCTATTAATAAATCTTTTGCGTTTTTTATAGTTTCGTCCCATCCTTCTTGGTACTCTCCATTTAGTTCTTCTGTTGCTTCAATCAATTCTGTTACAATTGTTATCTGTAGTTCTATATCCATTTTCTTTATCTGTTAAGTCGTTAAAAATTCCGTTTGTTTAGCAATATTCATTATAGCAAATTACAAACTAAAGTGTTCATTAAATTTTGCTAAACTATCTTGTTTGTCGTGGTGTTCGGCATCATAATTTATTCCAAATGCATTTATAATAATCCTATCATAAAAAGCTATTGTTATTTTACTTGGTCTTTCGTCCTCAATAATCCTTTGCACACAACTACTCTTTGTTAGTAAATCATCATTATTACTAATTCTTTTTAATTTATCACCGCAAATTGTTTCAAGTTTTTCTTTTAACTCTTTATCAGTTAATTTAAAAAGTTGCTCAAATACTTTTAATCCTATTTCGTATTTCTTTTCTAACCTACTTACTGCGTCTTTTATTTTACCCATTGTTTTATGTTTTTAATTAATAAATACTTGCTATAATATAACCTATACAACAGCGAAAAGCCGTTGCATAGCTAGGCTCATTAGCTACAATAGCTTTATCTCATCAATCACATTGCTCCAATAATTAAATGTATTGTTTTGAACAAAAGTAGATTTCAATAACTCTTCAACGTGTATTATAGCAAAAGCTTTACCTTGTTTTCTCTGCTGTTTTAGTTCTTCATCTGTCATATCAAAAACAGACTTTAATATAAACTTATTTGCTAATTCTCTAGCTTTTTCTTTTGGTGTCATAATTTTAATTTAAAGTAGCTAACATCATGTAACCAAGCATTAAAACGCTTGTTACACCTACCATTATACACAATAAATTATTGCTTTGGTGGTTCAGGTAACGGCATCCAATGAGTTAGCTTAGGTGCATGGTTTAAATACCATCTAGTATACTGTTGGTGTCCTTTTTCGTTTAATCCATCTGTAATTTCACCAAACATATCTTGTATGTGTACAGTTTCTATGCTTCCGTTTTCAAAGTGAACTAAAACCGAGTTATCTTCTAACTCTGGTATTTGGTCTTTTCCTGTGTTTAATTTTATCCATTCCATAATTTTCAGGGTATAATATCAGCTAAACAATAAAACCTAGCTAATTTTGTTATTAATATTAATTTGTTATTCGGTTCTCTTTTTAGCAATATTCATTATACACAACTAAGTAAGCTGTTGTATAGTTAGTGCGTTAAGTATGTTTTCAAGCATTTCTTTTTCGTGCTTAACTTTTTGTTGTGAATATTCGTAATCTTTACTTCCTACACATAACATA